CCAAAAGTAGTTGAAGAAACCATTAGATTGATATTAGAATTAGATGAATGAAAATAAGTTGATAATCAAATTTAATAATGTATTTGTAATGCCTTCAAATTTCACTGGTTGTTGTTATGTTGAAACTTTCGGAGCAACTTATTGGATGAAAAATGGAAGAATTCATCGAGAAGATGGTCCTGCTGTTATATTTGACAATGATTATTCTTCTGGTGTGAATGATTCAAAAACATTTGATCAATATTGGTTAGAGGGAAATTATTTTGTAAAAGAAGAATATTGGAATCATCATAAAGTCATGAAAAAAAAACTTGACTTAATATTGGAATTACAGGAAGGGATAGAATATAATGATCATTGATTTTCATACACATCTTGGTAAAACAGTAGGAAAACAAGAAGAACATTTGTTAGGGTCTATGGATAAGGCCCGCATAGACAAGTCAGTAATCTATGCAGGAGAGGCAATGAAGTTCTCTAATGAAGAACTCATGTCTACAATAAAGAAACATCCTGATAGATTTTACGGGGCTTTATATGGCACTCCATTTGACATTCCAAAACTAACAACACCTTTGAATATGAATTCAGAATCTCAACTGAGAGAGTATCATGAATACTTTAAGAGGTTTGAAGATTATTTACAAAATGACAATATTATTGGAATGAAATTTTATTGTGGATATGAATATTATTATCCACATGAATTTCAACTTTATCAATATTTTGGGTTGCTAGAGAAATATAACAAAGTGGCCATTTTTCATACAGGTGATACATATACAGTTCTGAATACAGCCAAACTAAAATATGCACAACCATTACATATTGATGAAGTGGCCGTTGATTATCCTAATTTAAAAATTGTTATAGCCCATATGGGCTATCCCTACATACAAGATTGCGCAGAGATTTTATATAAAAACAAAAATGTCTATGCAGATATTTCAGGATTTGTTTATGGTGCATTTACACAGAAGGACGTAAAAAAATTTCAAAAAGTAATAGAAGAAATAAATTTTATAACAGATGAAAGGCTTTTAAAGGAAAGATTATTATTTGGGACTGATTGGCCCATTTCTGATCAATCTTCTTATATTAAAACTTTACATCAGCCAATTGATAGAGAATTTTTAAAATTGGATGAACGAGAATTATTAACAATAACTTCAAATAACACAATTAAATTTATTGATTCTATTAAATAATATTTTTTGTTTGATTCAATTGAATTATTGTTCTATTTGCATGACAATTTGCGCATAACAAATTACATTTTTTTGTTTCCAATAAAATTTCATCCAACGAAAATTGATAAGAAATCATATAAGAAATAGAGTGAGATTTTGTTTCTCTATCAATATGGTCAAAATCCATTTGATAATGTTTATAAAATTTGTTACAAACAAAACACGGTTGTGATTCTTTGATTTCAAAAATTATTTTTTGTAATTTGTCTCTGGTGGGAGTTTTTGATTTCTTTTTAAGAAATTCTTTTTGCGATTTTGATCGAATAAATGTTCTGTGTCGATGACAATTAGTACAGACTAATTCACATTTATTAATTTCATTTTGTATTTTTTCAATACTTGAACTAACCAACATTTTACTTACACATTTTATTTTATTATTAGAAACATGGTCAAAGTGTAAAATTTGAGGATGGTATTGGTTGTTACAATCAACACAAATTTTATTTAGTTTATACTGGTAAACAAAGTTAACATTCCTTGTGTGTTTCTTTTTAGAACAAAGTTTTACTTTTGTAGAATTATTTTTTGCATATATTTTCGTTTGAGTAGTCCTACAAATTTTACACGCGCCCTTTTTTGGGGAAAAATTTTCTAGTGATTTCACCTCCTTGCATTTAGTACATTGTTTCATAATCAAAATTTTATTATATTATTTATTGTTGTATGGATAATTGGTTGTAGGTTTTTTATAGTATTATCTGGGGGTGTTGATTTTATTATTTATTCATTGACTTGTTCTTTAAATGGGTTATCTTCTGAGTAATGTATATACCAAATTTTATTCATCCTTTTACGAAACAACAACTAGAGGATGCCACCGTAAAGGATAAATCAAAACCTTGTTCATATAGCAGGTTAAAGGATAATCTTGTTCAAGGTTTAATAAACAATCTTAATAGTATTTTACCAGTTCCAGAAAAACAAAACTATTATATTTCGGCAAGTAACATTCAAATCCATAAAATTGAATTATTTAATTCAATTCATTCCGAGATAGTTTATTCTGTTAATGGTTATATAATGCCAACGGAATTGTTTTATTCAATATATTACAATGAACATGGACCTTCATATACACTAGATGATATTTTTTGGAATGTTTACACTAAGAAAACAAGGTTGTTTGTTTACGGCAATGCTGGAGTAATGGGCAAGCCATATGATTTACAAACAAATGGCACTAAAGCAAATGCTTTGAGAGATAAAATCAGAACAAACCTTATTATGATGAATATGGATTTGTTAGATCAGTCAGAGTAGTTTGATTTTCGGCCCATTGATTAATCATGTTGCGAGCCTCTTCATCGTGATAATAGATTGAAAAAAGCTCTTTAAATGCCTTTTGTTCAAGTTTCAGATTTTGTTGTTTTACTTGTTCTATGAATGAAACTAAAAATTTATTCATTAACAAGTTTGTGTTTTCATAAGTGTTTTCTGTTCCTTTTATAAAAGCATCAATATAAAAAAGTTGAAGTGCGACAGCAAATGCATCTGTTGATCCATTGTTTAATAAATTAACAATTGTTTGAGTTGAAGGAATTGGTGGTAGTTTTGTCTGTAAAGTTTTAACAAAAAACCATTTAGATTTGTTTTTTATTTTTAATGATTGTTTGATATATCCAAATAAATCGTACAAAGATTGAATCGTATTTGGTTTAAATTTATTTAATAACTCTATAAATTTTGATTGTATTTCAGTTTGAAATAGATTATAAATTCGCGGCCAATAATCTGTAATATAAAAAACATCATATAAACTCTCAAATGAAAAAAGAGATTCAAACAAAAGTTTTTCTGTTTCTGAGGGAGTATGAGGCCATGCCCCACAAAATTGTAATAATTCCATTTGATTTTCTTTAGAAAATTTTTCTTGTATTATTTGGACTGGAATATTTGTAATAAACTTGGAAAAGTTTTCTAAAGAAAAAACAGAAGTTGGTTCTAAACCCGCTTGTTGTTTGTTTTTTTCAAAAAAACTTTTAAATGACATTAAAGTTTTTTTGTCATATTTCATACTTTGTTTACGTTGAGTTTTGAACTCTCCTGACGTAGAAACAGTTGGATCACCATTGTTGCTATATTTGTTATAGACTGTTTCTATGCGAATAATGGAAGCGGGATTAAAAATACATGCTTGTGTAGGTTCATTTGAATGAATAATTCCCATGCCGTAATCTATAGCGGCATCATACCCTAAAACATTTTTTAAAATGTATGTCCAAATCGCATGTGATTTTGGTGTTTGTTTTATGTCTTCGTGGTATTTTCCAAGTGCGATTGAGCTAGCTACTGATCGTGAAAGATTCCATATTTGAGAACCTTGCAATTGTAAACTTGCTGTTTCTTTTGAACGCAAAAAGAAATCATTCACTAGTTTTTCTAATGTTTTTTCATAAGATTTTTCAACAATTGAATTGGATACAAACAATGTTATAATAAAATTGTTAATAATCTTTTTTAGTATATGTTCTTCGGTTATACCTACTTCAAAAAATTTTTGTTTTAAAAATTTTGGAAATTCTGTAGATAAAACAAATTTTAACAAATTTGTAGACTCTAATCCTTTTGCAAAAGATTTGTTATCTACAAATTCGATACCTTGATCTTGTGATAAATCCACAAATAAAGAAATGGCATTTTTTCTAATTTTAAAGAAATAATTTTTTGATAAAGATTTAATAAATTCTGGTTGAGTTTTCACCCAACTTAAAATTTTGTCTGCATCTTCATTATAGTTGTTATAAGATGAAAGCAAAAGAAGTTTTGAGTTTGGTTTTAGTTTAAAAATTTGGATATATGGATTACCGCCAGCGAATGGTAGTCTATCATCTTTTAATTTATCATAATACTCTGTTGTTAATGGATAAGCATATATTCCAAATGGAGTATTATGTATTGTTTGGGGATTTACTCCAAGTTTATTAACTGTTCCTAAATGAAAAAATGTTTGGTTTGACTGATCTCCAGAAGGTTCTACTGGAGTTAGTTTGTTTATTACTTCATCAAAATTATTGTTTCTAATTTCTTTTAGAAGCCATATTTTCAAATTAGGATTGAGAGTGTTCATAAACTATAATCAATTTGTAACTACAACAAAATTTGTAGTTATGATTGGTATATCAATGTCAACAACTCGCCAAAAAATTAATACACCTTACAATGTATCTCATGTTCCTTCAGGATATGAAGGAGTTCAACCTGAAGATGTTGATTTGGTTATTCCATCTAACACATTAAAGGATGTTGATAGATCAGTTTTTGATTTGTTTGATAAAGAACTTGCTTTGCAAATAAATGTTACGAACACTGAACAGAATAATGTAGGCGCAAAAAAAGTTCCTGTTATCTTTGCGGGTGGTGAAAGACTTGCCTTTACAAGACGTTTAAAGCCTGTTAGAGACAAGAACGGAAGAATTATATTGCCAATCATTACAATAAAACGAGGGGCAATAGAACAGACCACACAGGACATAACAGGGCGTGGCATGAATCAAAACACAGGAGAGTTGATTATAAAAAAGAAACTATCTCCCAAAGATGCTCATTATCAATTGTTGATAAACAAACTTGGACTAAAAAATCAAAACAACAGTTTTGGTTCTGAAAGACCACAAGGGTCTGAACGACTTAATCCTGAAATAGTTCAAGGTGGCCTTCTCTCTCCACAAATACTAAACAACATATATCAATTTATTGTAATACCACAACCACAGTTCATAACTGTGAATTATGAAATAACCATATGGACTTCCTATATGGCAGACATGAATAAAATTATTACAACAATTTACAATAGTTTTCTTCCTGTAGGTCATAGATCATTTTTGTTAAAAACCTTAAAGGGGTATACCTTTTCAGCTTTTATGGATGAACAATTTAGTCCAGAAGACAATTTTGATGATTACACAGAAACAGAAAGATTAGTCCGTTATTCAGTTAATCTTAGAGTTCCAACATATGTGTTGCCAACTTATTCAAACAAAGACGTAGTACCTTTCAGAACTTATGTTTCTGCTCCAAATTTTCAATTTGTTGTAAATCAATCTTCAACCCAAATTATTACAAAAAAACAATTAGAAAATGCCACTTCTACAAAAGGATCAAAATTTGTTCTGTCTGAAATTGTAGAAGATAAAGAATTAATTAATACTCCAACAGAACAAAGTCAATACTTGGGGATGAAAGAAGAGCCACAAGTTGGTAAAGAACAACCTTGGAAAAAATATGTTTCTATAACAGAACATGGTAATAAACAAGGTGAAACAGTTTTTTATGTAGATACGCCAGAAATGATGAAAATTTTTTAGTTCGTTAAGTATTACTCAAGTACAATTTTCTCTTTATTTTGTGTTTATGAAATTTGGAGAGCTAGTTACTGTGGAACAAAACACAGCTAGCTCTTTAAAGATCATAGCATAGAAAAAAAGAAAAGGTAAAAATGCCTGAACAAGTTTTTAGATCACCAGGGTATTTCGAGCAAGAAACAGAACTATCCATTTCAGAACAAGGACCATATGGAACACCATATGGCATCGTAGGAACATCAGAAAGAGGCCCAGCCTTTATTCCAATTAGCGTTGGAAGTTTTCCTGACTTTGAATCAAGATTTGGCACATTAAATCCTGCCATGTATGCACCTTACGCTGTAAGATTTGCATCAGAAAACAAAAGCAACATTCAGTTCGTAAGAACTTTGGGTGCTGGTGCTGTTTCTTCAAGCAGCGACATTGATCTTGTTAGAACGACTGGCCAAGTAACAAATGCTGGCTTTGCCATTCAAGGTTCTACGTCTGCATTCAACAAACAACAAGGTGCAGTACAGTTCTTAGTTGGTCGTCACGTTGTGCAAACAAATGAAACATTTGGTATGCCTATGTTTACAGACAACGCAAGTTTTTCAATCAATGGTTCAGGACAATATGCTAACTTAGTTCGTGGCGTATTATTCTCTGCTAATGATACAAGAATTATGATTACTGGAACTTTGTCAAATTTCAGCAACACTGCTGCTGACACTGTTTCTGTTGATTCAAACGGAAAATTTAAGCTTATTATTTCTTCATCTGCTGGTACTTCATTCGCTACAACGGACGGAATCGCTGGAGTGAAAATGTTTACAGCATCTCTTGATCCAAGTTCACAAGATTACATAGTAAATGTTCTCAACGGTGATCCAATTAAGTTTGGAACTGAAAAACATTTCTTGTATTCACACTTTCCAGTAGATGCTGAAGTTGCTTCAATTGATACCTCTACATCTGTTCCTGCGGTTGGTTTACTATCTGGTTCAAACAACACATCAGTAAACTCAGGTGACACTACAATGTCATTCGCGAATGCTTTTGGTAAATTCAACACAAGATATACAACACCAAAAACAACAAATGTAATTTCACAACCATTCGGTGGCCGTGAATATGATTTGTTCTATTTTGAATCAATTGATGATGGTGCTTTTGCAAACAATCAATTCAAAGTATCAATTTCAAACTTAAGAGCATCAACTGATCCAACAAACCTTTATGGTACATTCTCAGTTTCAGTACGTTTGTTTAGTGATTTAGATACTGATCCAGTAATTGTTGAACAATATCCAGTTTGCTCGCTTGATCCAAAGAGCGATTCATATATTGCAAAAGTAATCGGAGATAAAAAACAATACTTTTATTTTGATTCTACATCTGATCAAGAACGTAGAGTTAAAGTAGATGGAACTTATAACAACAAATCAAGAGTATTGCGTGTTGTTGTTTCACAACAAGTTAAGGATAAAACAGTTCCAGCAATTGCATTGCCATTCGGATTTAGAGGGCCTGGAGTTCTCCATACTTCGCCTGGAAACACAGATCACGATTCACCTACAGCAGCAACAACAAGAATGACTGGTGTGATGGTTGGGGCTACAGCAGCAGAACTAGCATTATCTGGTTCAATTGTTCCACCACTTCCATTGAGATTTAAAGTTACAAAAGGTGCTGCTTCAACAACAGCAGGTTATGCGGGTTCTCCTGGCACAACAGAAGTTGTTGATAACAGATTTTATTGGGGTGTAAAATTAGAACGAAACAATGTTGTTCTAAATCCAAACGTAAACGCACAACCAAACAAACTAATTGAAAACCTAACAAAGTTCCAAGGTTTGGAAAAACTTGATGTGTTGGTAACAGGATCAAACACAGATGTTTTCAACAACAACAAATTCTCGTTGGCAAAAGTTGCTTTAAGTAACACATCTGTTGCACAACTTACTTCAACAGTAAATGTTCATATGCGTGATGCTGCATATATTCGCAATGCAACACCTGATCCAACAACATATACAGTAAATGATGGTGTTCTTTCAGGTAGATTGACTTTTGCTTCACTACTAAAAGATGGCGCAACAACATTCAACAGATTCAGTGACTTCGCTAAATTCACGACAGTGTTTTATGGTGGGTTTGATGGTTTGAATATTCTTGATAAAGACAACTTTAGAATGAATGATAAATCAACATCAACAGAAGTTGGCGGTGGAGCAACATCAACATATATTCCAACAGGATTTGCAACACAACAAAACGGAAGCGG